TGCGCGCGGAACAGGCGTGTCGCTTTGCTCTGGCATATTGCGTTCATAAGGGCTTTGGTTCTCTCCGGGTTTTGCGTCTAAATCAAAAATAACATTGTCAGTTGACGGCTGAACTCTTTGCCCAACAGGCAATTTCATTTGTTCGGCCCTTAAATCAAGCACTGTTTTTAATTCATCACTTTCTTTATTGCCAAATAAATCCAACAAATTATTTAATCTTTTATCAAATGATGCTTTCGAAATTTGACCAAACACTTGTTTGCCATTTGGCGGCATTGTCATTGGCAACTGTTCAACATAATCAGACAGCCTTGCCGTGCCGGTGCTATGATCGGACACCCTGATTTGACCCCATTTCCCATTTGGTGTCATAAACGATATATAATTGCTAGGGCCAGCCGCACTGCCGCTTAAAGCTAAGCCAACTGGCGTGTCTGGGTTTCTTTTTAAAATTTCACGCACAATCATTTGTGTGGTGGTATCAGCTTTATCTAGTGTGCTTTGCCTTAGAGGTAATCCGCCAGCGCCATAACTTTGAGGCGCGTCTTTCATCGCTGACAAGCCAGCCTCTGACAATATTACATCATCAGTCCTGACAGAACGGCCAGCAGCAGACAACGCTTTGTCAATCACTGGCATAGGATCAGCCCCAGATGTCAGCGTCGTGCCGCCAGCAGCTTCGTCAAGCCGTGCCTGTGCGCCTTCGCCCAACTTGACAAGGCCACGCCTGCCGCCCTCTAAGACTGCCGCGCCGCCCGCACCAAGCCGGTCACCAAGCACCGCGCCTGTCGCGCCGGCCGCAGCAACACTAGTCGGGTCTATTGCGTCTTGTACACCAGCCTCAACAGCAACATTCTGCCGGGCAAGATTGTCAGCCGCCGCATACACAGCGCCTTCAGCCCCCAGAGCGGCTGAAACAGCCGTTGGCTTGCTAATTACCATCTGCTTCAGCAAATCACGAAAGGCCATCTTGGTAAGCTTCTGGCCGGCCATCTTGCCAGCGGTGCCAATACCGAAGGTTGTAAGGCCAACCCAGTTGAATGGGTCGGACGCCATATTGAGAGCATCACGGCCAAAGTTGCTGGCGAGGATGCCATTGCGGTCACCAGTCTCCAGAAGATAGTACATCGCCTTGTGGACAGGCATAGGCGCACTTGAAAGCTGGGCAGTGTTCACAGCCATTGCGGTTATGTTGTTTTCGAATGTTGAGATAAAGCGCACACCATAACGAGCGTAATCTTCTGACGTCATTTCTTGGTCGCCGGTCATTGCCATTGTTATCAGGTTCTGGCTGCGTGACTTTGGCGACAGGTAGTCATGCAATATTTTGCTGGCTGTTGCCCAGTACGGGTCGTCGAGCTGGCTGCCTTCGGGCTGCTCAACAATCTCGTCCAGACCACCGGGCACAAACAAGGCGTCGGGCAGGGGCCGGAACAGCCCACGGTTCAGGTCGTATGTGTCACCTTCAGGGCTGTTAGGCTCAATACCGTCAGGGTACTCGCCCCAATTCATTGGCGGCTCACCCACGCCTTCCTGCGTTTCGCCCGTGATGGGATTGCGATAAACGAAAGAGTTGGTGCCCTGCCTAGCCGCATCCCCCTCTCTGAACATTTTGCTGTAATCATCCATCGCTTAAAACCCCGTCGCTGGTTTTCCAGCGGCTTCCAAATCGTCTGCCAATTTTAGCAAGTCTGTGTAATGGTCTATGTCAGCTTGGTTTTGTGAAGCCACTGCTGCGTTTAATTTCGCTTCTACGCTCGCACGGGTCATGTTCGACAGTTTTCCAAGGCCCACATCAATCCAGTCTTCCTGCCCGGTTTTCGTAAGCGTGTCGTAGTTTGCATCCAGCCAAACCATAGCATCAAAGTCACGGCCACCATTTGGTGCTTCGCGCAGCGCACGGCGCATTGCCACTTCTACTTTGTTCAGTGTGTTCCATTGCCAAGTATTTAAAACACTTCTATCGGCCACCATGCCCACTGGCAGCGCCAACCGTTTACGCACTTCTATAAGCGCGTCATTAAATCTGCCGGTCTGGCGTGAGCGGACAATTTCGCTATAAGATTTCCAGTCAGCGTAACTCAAGGTTCTGGATAAAAGATATTTGTCTAGCTTGGCAAGCGTCAGGGTAACATCCATGTCGTTGATTTGCGTGTCCAACATGAATCTTGTGCTTTCTTCCGTTTTTAGAGCAAACGAAAAACCTTGCCCATCAGTAGGCATCATCTCCTGATATTCTAAAGCTTTTGCTGCCCCGCCCTCCATTCCAGCTAACTGGTTAACCGCCACTTTAAATTTTTTTAATGCCACTAGCGGGTCTGTAAATGCTTCAAACAGAATTTCATTAATGTCCTGTTCTTTGGCCGCAATCGCCTTATTTATGCGGGCTTCATTAAAGTCGCGTATCGTGTTCTCATCATCAATGCTGTCTCGCCATACCTGCCGCGCTTCTCGGATAGCGGCGAGGCGTTGTTCGCCGTCAAGGATACCAAGTGCGGCTTGGACACTTTCCGGCAACATTTTGCTGCCCGACTCGATTTGCGTGAAGATGAGGTGACTGTTATCGCTGTCAATGACGGCGTCGGTAATTGTATTTGTAGCTGCCGCAATGACTGCATCGTCAAATTCGTTAGCAAGCGCTTCAATTTCAGCCGCACTAAAATAATATGACGCCGCGTCTATCAACAGCTTTTCCTTCATAGCTGCAATGGTTTCGGCAGTCGGCGCAAGGGCAACTTCTCGGCCGTCGCCGCTTTTCACTTTGCCGCCGGCAAAAATCTTTCCAAGGTTGTCTTTAGTAAGCTGCCAGCTAGCCTCCCAGTTTGTTTTGCGGCGTGTTTTTTCACCATTCAGCCATTGTTTCGAATAGGCCTCATATTCAGCGTTTCCATAGATGCTGAGATTAGCCCTATAGTGTCTAGCCATAGCAGGGTCAGTGCCGTCCAGTGTGCTTGCATATCCTGCAACGACACTGTCGATAGACTCAGATACGGCGTTAGGCGCTGTATTGTTGTTGATGCCTTGCGTGATAATGTTGGTAATGTCGCGCTTGGCAAGGTAAGTCAGCTCATCGCTGACCGCTTCCATCGATGCTTTCCGGGCGGCCCTGCCAAACACTGTGGCTTGGTCGCCGGACAGGTCGATAGGCTCACCTCGGTTTTTCGCATCCATTAATTGCTTGCGTGTCGGCGCGTTTGTTGCGCCGTATTCAGCGCCTTCGATTTGCGCCTTGTTTTCGGCCATTGAAAAGAAAAAGCCGGATAACCTGTCAAGGTTCGCCGATATCTGTGCATAGCCCCGCGCACTCGCCTCTTGCGCTGCAAAATCAATGCGTGGCGCTCGGAGCGTTAAACCTTGGCGTTTATATCTCAGTTTCTCTGCCATTACGCTACGGGTTCCCATATGGCCCCAACCCGCCGTGATATACCGGCACGTTGCCGGACGGCAGGAACATATTTGTAAAGCCGTCAGTTGGATAAAGCTGTCCTGCTTTCAGAACACTGCCCATGACGCTCATCATAGCGTTAGTCCGCGCAGCTTTCATGGTGTTTGCCGCCGCCGTCCGGTAAATGCCGGCCTGATATTTGGACATGTCTTCTGCTATCGCCGCGTTGTCACGGCTGATTGAAAACTCTGTTACGCCTTGGCGCATTGAATAAGTGTTAATCAGGTCAACGCTCTCGCCAGCGCTAAACGGGCTAAGACCCCCAGCAGACGACCTGGCCGTTGTTGCGGCCATCACAGCGTTCATAGTTTCTAATACTTGGTTGCCTTCCTGTCGTGCCTTAACAGCCTCTAGGCGGCCTTGCAGCTCCGTCTGGGTGGCCTGTGCTTGGTACTGGTATGCCGTCGCTCTGGCCTCGTTCATTTTGGACGCAGCGCCCATAACGCCCATAGCCACAGACATCATCGCTAGTTGCGGGCCACCGATTGCTCCCATGAATGCCATGTTATTGTCCTATGCTTACTTTGTAGTCCATCGCCAAGACGGTGAAGAACACCGGCTGGCTTTGACTGATGGTGATTTGTGCGTCCCGGTCATAGCCCAAGAAGCCCTGCGTTTTCTTAACGCCTGTAAATGTCGGCACTGCGCCACTGCCAGACAGCGGCAATGTCTGCAAAGAAATGTCACGCCCATTGAGTGTGATGTTCTGGCTGCGATACAAAACGGGTGTCACTTCCAAAATACGACGGCGCTGCGACTGCACCGTGCCGCTAGGCAGGCGCGGCTCAAACGGCTGCGTCTTTACGGTCACGGTGTAGTTAATGCCTACCTCGGCATAGCTTGTCGGTGTGCCGCCCATTGTGACGGAGCCAGAGCTGACTGTGCGGTCAGTATCGACAATGTCATCCCTGATAATCTTTACGGTCTTTGCTTCTAGATGCGAAAGGTTAGAAGCCGTGGAATTGGAAGGGAGCGCTTGGTCGGGCGATACGGGATTCGCATAATACTGAATAGCAGAATCAGTTGTGCGGTCATCGTCAAACACCTCCAGATAGTATTTTGTGGCGCTGTTGATGGTGCGCTTAACAATTACATAGATGTCATCCAAATCAACGCCGACATCGACAAAGTCGCCATCTGTCGTGAAGGTGGATGGCGCGACAATCTGCTGGGGGCGATTCAACATGAACGCTGCGATGGTGCCGGCAAAGCCGGTGCTAGCATGCCTGTAACCTGTCGTGGAGCTGCCGTTTACAATCAGCAGCAGGTCGCCCTCTGTGGTGTCGGTGGAAGGACGTAGAGCCATCCTTTTAGGGTCTACAATCATATGTGACGATAGCAGGGAGATATTATTCGCCACGTAGGACAGCTCTACGTCACTGAACAGCATTTCTCGCAGAGCCTTGCCCTGCCGCTGTATGAAAAGGGTGCCGCCTTCAGCAGCCTGTGGCCGGATGCCAAACTTGCTGCCTCGGCGTGTTGCTGACTTGACCGTGATGTTAGATGGGGTAATCGGGTCAAGGTCGGCTTGCGGGACAAAGAACTCGGCCCCGGTTGTGAATATCTGAAGGTCACGGCCAGAGCGGATGCCGGTGATGGCGTTGACACTGTCCGTAGACAGCGTGGCTATAATGGCGTCATCGTCCAGCGCCTCGGCCATCTTAAAATTAAAAAAGTCTCCAACCTTTGAGCCAAACAAAGTAGTCGGCTTGTCGGCACTGCCGCCAAAGTACAGCCGGCCTTCGTGAAAAGAACAGGTTCGCGGCCAGCCACGGGTATTTGACCACGCATCTTCATAGCCTGTTTCCAGCTCCCAGGAGCCGCTGGCTATCGCGTCGGTGGAGAAAAACGGTATTTCGGTAACGGCAGTGACAACCGTGCCGCTGGTATATTTTACAATTCTGGCCCTGCCAAAATCATCCAGAGCATTAATGTACTGGTCTACATGCGATGACGTAAACACACTGCTGCCGGCTGTGAGGGTTATTGTCCCTTCCACTGCTGATGGTGTAAGCGTTGCCGAAGGGTTGCTTGTACTAAGCGTAAAGGCAAGTTTTGGCTTGGTCAGCGATAATGCAGAGGCAGTCCATGTTGTGTTGTTTGCACCGCGCACAAGCTTAAATGGCGCAAAATTTTCATTCGTGATGATGAGCGTGTCAGCCGACTGCGTATAATAGAGCTTGTCCATGTCAAATGTGCTGACGTCGTATAGTGTGCCGACACTATAGTCGAGATAATCATTGCCGCTGCCGTTGATGTTGGCCAGCAGTTGCAGGTCTGCATAGAAGCGGAAACGGATAGTCGTCTGGTTGTTGAAGGCCGACGCGACAATCATGAAGTTTTGCGTTGTCGAAAACTCAAACGGTATGAGCGCTGAACCATTTGCCGGGTTGTCAGCCGTTATGTCTTTCAGAAAGCGCAGGCCGGGACGGCGGCTGAAACCACCTTGCGGTTCGAACACCACATTGTCGGCCGTGTCCACCGAAGAATAATACTGTTGCAGGTCGATGCGGCCGCGCAGCAGCGGGTCCAGCTCACCAACCGTGAAGTTTGCTTGGTACTGCTGTATCCGGCTCATCTGACATCCGTAAGCAGATAGTCACCGACGACAGACGGGGTCTGGCCGCCAGCATCAATGTTTGCTGCCTGACGGAAATAGCCGCCCCGGAATCCTTCAGCCGCTGTTCCAAGCGCAACTGAGCGCCAGTATTCAGACTTTTGCGTCTGGTCAGTTATGATTTCGGCGAGATGCCACGCCATCTGATACGCCAAGAGCGTGACGAAATAAGTAGGCATAGAGCCTTCAGCCACAGCTTTCTGATAATCGATATGGACCTCTGTCGCCTCGCTCATCAAGACTGCGCCGCCGGCCGCAGACTGTGCTATTTCCCAATTTTTAAAGAGTGCCGCGCCAGCAGACGAGCTGGTGCGAACCGCGCGAGGCACACCCAGCAGCATGTCGTTGGGTAGCAGATACTGGTAGGTCCACTCGTTCTGTGGGGTGTTGCTGTCGCGTGTGAGCTGCGCTTTCGCAACGGTAAACGACCACGGGTACATGCCCATCGTCGTCAGTTTCACTTCATTATAAATTGTATTACATGCCGTGCCGGCGGGGGTTCCGTCACTAAAAGACGTAATGGCTTCCGCTCCTAAA